CTATTTGCGAGATTCTGGATTCAAAATCTTAAACAGGACGCCGTTGACAGCTTGCGCGGTATCTTCGGCATCGGAACCAAATGCGTGACCGTATACGCCAAAGGTGTCCATGTCTTTGCTATGGCCAACAAGTTGTTTGAGCTCACCTTCTGGAAGACGTTTCATCATGGAAACGAAGGTGTGCCGCAGCTCATAGGGAGTGCACGGATTGATGCCATTGGAGCTGCAATAGAGTGCCCAGCGATGCCGGTAGGTGCTTTCTGATTTGATGCAAAACACGCTTTCAAAGTCACCGGTAAGCTCGCGCTGGGCGTTGAGGACTGCCTTTGCTGTATCGGTCAGAGCAAAAGAACGAACGGCGTTTTCATTTTTTCCGTGCGTTTCCTCTTTGTAAATATTGATGCTGCGCCGTACATCACAGCGGCTTTCGTGGATGTCACACCACCGCAGACCGATAATCTCACCGGGTCGCAGGCCAGTGACGACTTGAAACCGATAGGCATTGACATATTCATCCGCTACCGTGCGGCCGCGCAGCAGAGTGGTATCGATGTTGAACAGTTTGAGCACATCGCTCGGCTGCAGGATCGTCTTGACAGAATTGCGGGCCCCGGCGGGTGGTTTGAGATCTTCCGGGTGCAGCGTGGAAATGCGTTTCAGGCGCATCCACTTGCAAAATGATTTAAGATCATAGCAAAGACTTGTCAACGTCTTTTTGGAGAGCCCTTTGGAATAGGCGACATCAACAATATTTTTCAAATCATATTCAGTGAGAGAAGAAACCTTTTTGCGGCCGATCAGTGGCTGCACATGATTTTTCCATCGGCTTTGGATGGGCAGATAGTTGCTTTTGTCGGTGGTGAGCATTACGTCCTGAATCCACTGGACATAGAGCTCTTCTACTCTGGAAGAGGGGACAGCAACGCCAGACGCGAGCCATTCGTCTGCTTTGGCATTGGCAATGCGCTGCCCTGTGCGGCCCGGCTTGGCAGAGGTGAAAGATTTTCGCTTTCCCTGCTCATTGGTGACATCGATACGCCAGAGCTGGCGCTTTTCATCCCATGAGGCTGTTCCAACACGATTCGGCATGAGAAAACCTCCTTTTTGTACAAAGACACCCTCGGTGTTTGCAGCACCGGGGGTGTTTTTGTATTTATGATCAGTGATTGCTACGGTAAATTACTTCCATGCCTTGATCCGGATGATAAGACCAAGTCACAGTTACATTATCAAAGGACTCTTTCTGACGTCCGTCCAAAGCGCGAGTTTTCAGCATTTCTTCATAGAGCCAGTCAGGTAAGCCCAGTGCCTTATTAAGCGTTTCAATATGGTCGAGGCCTGCCTCGATCAACCTTGAGTCTCCGCCCTTCTGATTATAGGGGTTTGTGTCGATCGTGAGGTAGGAACTGTCATCGGCAACAGTAATCATGCGATCCGAGTACACCTCATAGAACTTTTTGAAAATTTCTGCAATCGTTTTGCCGTGGTCTATAGCTGCCCACACAACATTGCCAAACAGTGTGCTCACTTTTTCGCCCTTTTCGTTTGTCGTGATAACCTCACTGGCTAAAAAAATAGGAGAACCATCACCTGCGGTTTGTTGATACAATCCCTTCAGTGTAATCTGCTGGTTATTGAGCGCAGCTTTGGCATACTCATATTGGGCATCTTTAATTGCCGCATAGAAACGCTGTCCATCTGCGGAGACAACCGAGAAGCATTTGTAATTTGCATCTTGATAAGGATAAGTTGATTGATCTTGCCCTGCATAGGTGTAAAAATACCCGAAATCTGTCTGGCCGGAAAATTCTGTGGCGGTCCACTTGCTGTAGTTCGCAGCAAATGCAGGCACTGTTAAAACAAGGCCCAGCGCCAATGTCAATAATAATGAGGCGATTTTCTTTTTCATACACGACACTCCTTTTTATTTTTATCGGAACGGTTCCGATAGTTCAAAGTCACCCCACCCAGTGCGTCCAGCCTACGGCTTTGCCCTCAATGTGCACCTCTTCCAGTTGGGAGCCGGTATAGACCATGGGCGCATAAGCTGGATTTGCAGGCATCAGGGTCAGCGTGCCTGGGTTGTAATATACCCGCTTGAGGGTAGCTTCGCCATCAATGCGCACTGCGGCGATCTCGCCGTTTTCAACCTCCGGCTGGATGCGGATATACACCACATCTTTATCGTGGATGCCGGCATCTACCATGCTGTCGCCGTGGCAGGTCAGGGAAAAATCACAGCGGATATATTCCGGCACGTCCACCATTTTTTCAATGTTCTGCTCTGCTGTGATGGGTTCCCCGCAGGCAATGGCTCCGATCAGCGGCACTTTCTTCATCTTGGGCATCGGCTCAAAGCCCGGGGGGATTTCTGGCTCATCTTTGAGCGAAACGGGCTGATTTCCGTCCAGCACGGCTATCACATCGTTAAAATCCATGTTGATCGCCTGTGCCACCGCTTTGATCGTTTCAAGCGATGGAATAACGGGTTTGTTGTTTACCGGGTTTACGTTTCGTTCCAGAATGGATATATATGCCTTGCTCAGCCCGGACATTTTGGCAAACTGATCCATACTGTAGCCATGTTCTCGGCGGTACTCTTTTATCAAATCGCCCAGAATCACGTTGAACCACCTTCCTTTCTTGTAATGGTGTCAAGTACATCATACATTTTACTAGACAAAAAATCAAGTCTTTTGTCAAACTTGCTTGACATTTGCTGTCTAGTCTGCTAGACTGTTGTGTATACGGAGGAGGTGACAACAGATGCCCTTTAAAATCAAAGAAGCACGCAAAGAAAAAGGTTTTACACAGGAAGAGCTTGCAAAACGTGCAAATGTGTCTCGTGCAACCATCATCGGGCTGGAAAATGGTACTATTACGGTAACCACCACGGAGACTCTGACCAAAATCGCAGGCGCTTTGGACAAAAAAGTGAGCGATATTTTTTTAGCATAAATGTCTAGCACACTAGACAAAAGAGCACTATGAATATATAAGGAGGTGAACAAGAGATGACCACTACTCGTTGCAAACTTTTCACAGACACAGTTCTCAATAATCTGTTGGACGCACAAAAAAATATGGCATCCGCCGAAAAGGTAGATGCCAGAGGGCTGATTCGGTTGAGCCGCTTCATTTTACGTCTTTTGGAGCAGTTGGATGATGAGGTCGTAGAGCTGGCTTCGGAAGCAGAGGATGAGCGGGGTTAAAATCCAGTAAATAATTTGAAGTATCTTAATTGCGATTCTGTCACCAGAGATACCAAGAAACTCACACAGCTTACTTGGAAGAAAAAATAACAACTGAATCCAATACAACGGTGAGAAGCATTCCAACAAGCTCATTCGGAAGTATCCTTTTGCTTGAATAAAGCTATTCATCATATGACAGACCGTATCTTGCCGTTTATTTGCCATGTTATCAAAAACAGATGCATTTGCGGTCATGACTTGTCCATATCCGACAGGTTCACAAAAGGGTATCATCGGCGCTGGGATGTGAGCTTGTTTGAACAGCTTTTTGACTGGTGCTGCGTAAAGAGTGAACAATTCTCCCTTATCCGTTAAGTACGCTCTGTATTTCTTCTCATAATAGACAACTCTGGCGTAGCCGGATGCGCAAAAAACAGCCCTGTAAGCCAGAATTGCAAAAAAAGCAGTCAAAAAGTATTTCACGTCTTATTCCTCCTGTATTTCTCATTATACCGCAGGAACGAGGTATGCACAAGGAGGTGAACCCCATGGACAACAAAAAGCCCAGCGAACCGCTGGGCGAGTAAGGAGGTGAACAAGATGAAAATTGAAATCACTGGTGAGCCCAAAGAAATTGCCGCCCTTGTATTAGCGGTACAAGAGCGGCAGGGTAAAGCTGTTGTTGAAACAACGGATTGGGCAGGAAATGTTGCTGTGGTAACAGAAAAAAGCTGAAAGGGGCGGATCTCCTTTCTTCTTTTCTATTCTACAGCAAAACGGAGATTGGCACAAGGAGGTGAAGCCCATGGAAAACAAAAAGCCCAGCGAACCGCTGGAACCGGAACGCTGGACAATCATCAACTTTTAAAGCATACAGCTGTAAAAGCTCTTCCAAGCGGTGTCAACTCAACCAGCCCTTTTTGAAAATCGACTTTATCGGCAATATTCAACTTTGGATCATTAAGATTGACAGATTCTTTCGCTTGAGCAATGGATTCTTCTGCTTCCTTATAGATTGAAGTTTCTCTGAACGCTGAATATACACGCTCATCTTTTCTCCATTGTATGTACGAAATCTCAATCAGTCCTTGACGCTGTAAGGCACTTAATGACTCTGCTTGTCGTTCTAGTTCATCCGGCGTTGTCATTGCTGAATTTTCAATAAAACAATTCTCAAATATGGGTTGGTGCCCGCCATTTGTGTATATGCAATCGTAATTAACGACTGGTATCGAAGACTTCTTACTTATAAGCACAAGGTTTTCTGCATCCAATGGTGACAGTTGCGCTATCATCGAAGAAAAAGACGGGTGAATTTGTTTTTGATATCTGCTATCCGCTGCGTTTGCCAATAAGTTCTGGAACATTTTACTTATCTGAGGCTCCTCCAAGCAAAATTTAGCGTTTTCAAGTGCGGGACCAACCACCTGCATACGAGGTTCAACCAAGCATTCCGCTGGTTTTGCATTCAACTTTTCACCCAGTGATTTTTTAAACTCCTCTAAGTCATGTGTTTGTTGTAAACGCATCTTTTCTGCTGAAAAATGGATTTTACTTGTTGCCATCGCAAGGAGATCGCCAAAAAGTGTTCCTATTTGATTTGCCCCTGGATTCAGCATAGCTTTTACCGGTTCATCGATGCAACTGGGTACTGCATTGAGATTGAAGGTGTTTCCGCTACTCTTTTCATCGCTCATATTATCATTCCTTTCATTTGGAGGTCCTATGGAGAAACTTATCTTGCTTATTAAAATACTCATCACTGAGCAAAAAGTCAAATTTTATACTGTAATTTGCAACATGTGCAAAAAAATCGAACGTTTTCTTTCAGCACATCGAAAATAAAGGAGATACATCATGGAACGTTATATTATTTTCATCCCGGCGGATGGGCCGTGCAGGCTGGTGGCCTGTGATGACGGCGACACCTGCAAGCTGAACACTTTGCGGGTGTTGGTGGACGGCCCTATCGAGGTAACGCCCAGCTGTCTGGGCATAACGTGGGCGCGGGAACCGGTGGACGGCATTGACCTGATCGTCAACGAGGAGGGCAGGCTGCGCGGCCTGCCGTACAATGGCCGGGCATCCGATCTGTGGGAGGGCGGCGGCATTTGCCTCCTCAATGGTGACGCGCTGCTGGCAGCCGCCAAGGGTGAGGATCTGATTGGCTTTACAAAACCGGTATGCAAGACGATTGCAGAGTTTTGGAGCCTCGACATGGAGGACGGCACATGGAACGACTGACGGCCCAGCGGTGCAGCGGCATCAAGAGCGGCTATTGGAGCACCGCCAAGAAGGAAGAACTGGTGCAGCGCCTCGGCCAGTACGAGGACACCGGGCTCACCCCGGAGGAGATCAAAGCGCTACAAGATTTCAAAAACGGCAAGGATGGCCGGTTTCAGACCTTCAATCCGGATTAAACGAAAGGGGAGAGCAGGATGCTGATTAAACCCTACATTGAGCTGCAGCAGCTGATGGAGCGCAAAGGATACAACCAGAAAGAGCTTGCGGCGGCAATATCCCGCAGGCTGAATGGGTATAGCCCGGCAACGTTAAGTAACCGGCTGAACGGGAAAGCGCCCTTTCCAGTGGATGAAATTGTTGTGATTGGCGAACTTTTGAGCATTTCGCCTGATGAAATGTATGGCTATTTTATCAAACCATGGGCCATTCGGGCCAAGAGAGCCAAAAAGAATCCGGCCAAGTCGAACAGGCTGGTAAGCTTTGGAGCATGAAAGGATGGTGCAGCATGAGCAAACCGAACAAGAGCTATATTCGCGTATCGTATGGTGAGGATGGAAACCCGCAGATTGAAACCAACTGCGTGGGACTTGAGGCATCGAAACTGTGCGTTGCCCTGCTGGCCGCACTGGCTGCCGGATCGGATGACCCGGCGGGTTATCTCATTTCGATTGTGACGAACGCGGCCGATCTGCTGGATCGCGTGGAATCTGAGGAGGACAAGGACAATGAAACGGTATCTTAAAATTTTCGGCGTGGCATTTCTGGCTGGCGTGGGCGCAGCCCGGGTGCTGATCTGGCTGAACATGGGCATTGTGCACCTGCTGGTCATGCGGGGCGGCTGGGAAGCGGCCGAGGCCGTCAAGGCTGCACCGTGGGTGCTGTTCGCACTGGGCTCTGGTCTGTTGCTGAGCGTGAGCGGTCTGCTTTCCACCGGTGAGCACTACAAGCGCAGCGCAGAGAAGCAGTGCCACAGTCTGACCGTGGACGAGAGCCAGAAAGAAAATGCCCGGCGGGGTGCATGATATGGGCATGACGGCAATTGAATACGCGGAGAGTCTGAACAGGCAGTATAGGCGGCTGGCCCAGCGTAACACGAACAGCGCAAGTCTGCTGGACGCTTCCGCTGCCCCGGTAAAAGCCAGCTGCAAGGCGCGGGCCGAGGTTTACGACCTTGTGGCCGAGGAACTTGACGGCCTTATAGCACTGATGAAAGAAGAGCACAGCAATGGCTAAACCTTGCAACTGGTACACGGTCTACTCGGCCAAGACAGACGAGATCATAGCCAGCGGGACGGCTGACATGATTGTCCGGCAAATGGGCTATGCCAGAAGAAACAGCTTTTTTTCGGCTGTCTGCCACGCCAAGCACAAAAAAGACAACCCCCGGCGGCGCTACATCTACCATGTGGAGAAGATCCCGCGGGAGGACATAAACGAAAAGGAAGGTACAGCATGAAAATTATCATTGAAGAAATCGGAGATCACATTGCGATTAGCTTCACTGGAAAAGGTAAAAAATCCGACCGTATCAAGTTACTCATGATGGTTATGGTCGAAACATTGGTTGACGGTCTCGTTTCCGACTTGACAGATGCACAGCTGCAGGATGCAGCAAGTATATTTGCCAATGAAATGAAAACTGTCGTTATTGCCCGCTACAAAATGAATCTTGCTGACCGCAAAGAAGAATTTACCGGCAAGGAGGCAGCTTTTCTCTCTAAGCTGTTCAACTTATGACCGGGCAAAAAGAAAGAGCCTGCCCGTGCGCCAACACGGACAAGCTCAAAGAGAGAATAGAAACACTTCTCACTCCAGAGTATAACACAGATCAGGAGTGGCTGCAATACGCAGGCGTGCTCTATTACGCGGTGGATGATCGCGGGCGCAAGTTTCAGGCATCCACGGTACTGCGGCTGTCTGATCCGCAGCTGGGGGAACTGATCCACTGGCTGCACTACCACCTGAAAGGCAGCAACCCGCCGCCTGCCCTGTATCACCTCGAAATGCTGCTGCAAAGCCTCGAATACCTGCGGGGCGGGCGGCACTACCTGTATAACTCGATCTATGAGATCACACGTCTGGAGGCGTACCCATGAAAATACTGATCCATGTGATCCTCGGTCTGGATCTGCTTTACATGGTTGTGATGTACCGCCACGGAAAGCGCTGAGAGGTGGCCGCGATGAAAGATATTCGCATTACTTACACATACCACAAGAAAAACTTTGACCTTGACGAGGAGCCGACAACGGGCACCATCGTCCTCCCGGTAGAGGATGCCGCTGCTGCTGATCTGCTTTCGTCCGACCTCTCGCAGCCAATAGCAGGCCGTCACATCGGCAGATCTTTCCACTGTATCTGCGAGATGCTTTTGTGGTATTGCTCAATGCACCTGTGGTACATTCAGGGCGATGACAAGATTTTGAGCATCAGTCCGGTATAACCAGCGCCCTCCAATGGTGGCAGGAGGTAAAACAAGAGCCACTGCCACCCCCCTTTGAGATGCAAAAACCGACTGGATCAGTCGTACCTGATTGGGCCGCATGTTGAGCCTCTCTCATTGTGACAAGATGTGTGGTATTGGGGCCACACGGGACTCCGGCGGGCCTTGATAGGCCGGTGCGTGCAGAAGCAGCACAACAGAAAAAAATCCGCAACAACCTACTGCGTCAAAAGGTGGGTGCCTTTGTATCCGTAAGACTCGCACCCGGTAAAAAATAGTTGAAAAGTAGTGTCGGTGACTGCTGGAACATAGACAGCCCACCGATGGCGGCAGGTGGTCAAATAAAAGCCGCTGCCAGCGCATAGCGCAAAGAAAGGAGCTGATCCCATGGGTAGGATGGTCGCTGTTGAGGAGTGGGCTGAGATCCACGGAAAAACGCCCGCCACCGTCAGGCGTAAGATCCACGCCAACGCATGGCCCGACGCAAAGCAGGCCACACTGGACGGGAAACTGGTGTGGATGTTTGACGAGGATTGGCTGTGGCCCCGCGCCATGACCCCGACAAAGCAGGCAAAGCTGCTGTGCGAGATCCGCCGCCTGATGCCTCCCGTGGTCTACACTACCGCAGAGGATGGCACAGTGATCTGCATGGTGCCCTGCACCCATCACACCCACGTTGCCAGCGGTGTGACCGCTGACGAGATGAATGATCTGTGGAGAGCTGCCCCCCCTCAGAGGGCCGCCGCACAGGCTGCCCTGCAATATGGCTGGCTGCACCCTCTCGCAGATCCGAGATCCTACAACGAGAGAGGAGAGCGTTTACATAATGCCTACAACCGCAAAAAGTAATGCGAAAAGCACCACCCGCAGAAAGCCCATTCAGAGCGCGCAGGAGCGCCCGGCGGCGCAGGTGGTACAGTTTCCCCTGTTTTCCCCCAAACCCCGCCAGACAGCCCCGCAGGAGGTGCAGGTGGTTGCTTGCGAGTGTAGCGCGGATGCCGTGCGCGTCCGGCTGCTGCCTGACCCCGCTGCTGTCTGGTGCATGATGGATGAAACGTTTGGCACGCTGGGCTGGACGCGGCGCTATTACTTCGCAGATGGCCGCCTCTGGTGCGGCGTGGGCGTGTATCACCCGCTGATGAACAACTTCGCCATCAAGGATGCAGCTGCCCCGGCGGGCAAGCTGCAGATTTCAAACCCCGACAAGTGGAAGGAAAACGGCAGCTTTCTGGCTGCTGCGGCCCTTTGGGGTGCCGGTGCTGATGTGATGGCGCTGCCTTCCCTGATCTTTGCCGCCGATCAAGTTGCTATTGATCCGGTGCACAAGCGGGCAAAGAACCCCAACGACCCGCCCACGGTGGTGGGCTACCGCCTGCATGGCGCTCTGACCGTGGACAAGCTGCTGCGGGCTGAGGATGGGCACATCATCGGTGTGCAGCTGCTGCAGGGGGAGCGCAAAGTGGTATGGCAAGCAGAGTAATCGGCCGCCTGCCGGTGGTGTATTATCCGCAGACCGGCAAGCTGGAAGTGGAAAACGCAGGGGAATTTGTGGAGAAACAGATCTATCAGCGTCTGGATGAGCTGGCTCACGGTCAGCCCCTGCACATCACCCTGACGGTGGAGCCGGTGAACAAAGCCCGCAGCACGGCACAGAACAGCCTTATGTGGGCGCTGCTTACCATCATGGCAGACCATTACAACGGCGGGCGCACCGGCGGTGTGACCCCGGAGGACTGCTATCTGGAGATGCTGGAGAAGTACGGGGCCAAGGTGGATTATCTGGAAGTCCCGGCGGGCGCTCTGGATATCCTGCGCGGCTGCTATCGGCTTGTCCATCTGGTAGAGATACTGGACGGCAACCGCTGCACGGTCAAATGCACACAGGGCAGCTCCACCTTTACCACCCAAGAAATGAAGAATCTGATTGACGGGATCTTTGACCGCCTTGCAGAGATGGGCGTGAATGATCCCATGGTAACTGCCTATTGGCAGGAATGGAAGGAACCATAATGGCCAAAAGCATCATTCAGGCAGAAAAGGAGTGCTACATCTGCCGCCGCTGGTATGCGGTAAAGACCACGCGCGGGCTGGAGGAGCATCACATCCTCAACGGGCCGCTGCGCAGCTTCTCGGAGAGGCACGGCCTCAAGGTCTGGCTGTGTCACCGGCACCACAATGAGCCGGGCCTGAGCGCCCACCACAATGCCACCTGTGCGCAGACCTTAAAGGCCGTTGCACAAGCGAAATACGAGGAACAGAACGGCCCCGGTGCACACGCTGCATGGATGGCCGCTGTTGGAAAGGACTATCTCAATGCTTAATGTTGTAGCAATTATGGGCCGCCTTGTGGCTGACCCTGAACTCCGCACCACCCCGGCGGGCGTGAATGTCTGCCAGTTCCGCATTGCCTGTGATCGTAACTTTGCCCGACAGGGTGAGCAGCGGCAGGCTGATTTTGTAGATATCGTGGCATGGCGTGCGCAGGCTGACTTTGTGTGCAAGTATTTTTCCAAGGGCAGTCTGATCGCCATAAATGGCCGCATCCAGACCCGCAACTATCAGGACAAGAACGGCAACAACCGCACCGCCTTTGCCGTGGTGGCCGAAAACATCAATTTTGGCGGCTCCAAGGGCACCAACAAGCAGGTGGACGAGGGCGGTGAAGCGCCTCCGGCGGGATATCGGCCCAGTGAGCCCGCGCCGGAGCATTCCGAGAGCGACGATTTTGCAGTGATCGACGACAGCGACGACCTGCCGTTTTAACCCTCTGGAGGATGGAACGCCATGAAAAAAGGAAGTTACCTCACAATTCAAGATTGGATGGTCACGGATCTGCATCTGAAAGGCAATGAGCTGTTGGCTTATGCCCTGATCTACGGCTTTTCTCAGGACGAACAGTCATGCTTTTATGGCTCCTATCAGTATGTCATGGAGTGGCTGAGCGTTGACAAGACTACTGCCGTTCGCGTGCTGCGCAATCTGGAAAACAAAGGGCTGCTGCGCAAATGGCAGGAGAAAGAGGGCAACGTGATTGTCAACCGGTATGCAACCAACACCGCCCCTGCCTGCCCGGCGGCATCCGACCAGTTGCAAAATGCAACCGGTGGTAAAACACAACCGGTGGTAAAATGCAACTCCGACCAGTTGCAAAATGCAACTCCGACCGGTTGCAAAATGCAACCCAAGAATACTAGAGAGAAAGCTAATAATAATAAACCCCGCGCAGGGGCGCGAGAGGAGCCGGACGGTCTGACCGTGGCCGAGGTCTTTGACGAGTTTTCCCGCGGCGGCCCCGGCGGGCTGTATGACGCTTTGATGGATTTTGACCAGCACCGGCGTGAGCTGGCCAAGAAGGACAAGAAAAAGCTGTGGACGCCTCTGGTGGCAAAGAAGATCTGCAAGTCCATCAAGCGTCTGGTTGAAGAGTCGGGCGTTCAAGATCGCACCGGGTACGCCATTGCAATGCTGAATCAGAGCATCGAAAACGGCTGGACGGGTGTTTTTGCCGTCAAGGATTTTGTGGACAAGGCTCCGACAGTACATAATGCGCAGCCTGCGCCGGATAAGCCCCGCAAAATTACCAAGGACATGACCCTTGCGGATTTGTTGGGAGGGATAAGCGCATGAGTGCCAGCAAGATCACCACGGCACAGCAGCATCAGCTGGCTGTGATCGGGGCTGCCATCCTTGACCCGGCGGCGTGCAAGGCCACCGTGGAGCGCCTGACACCGGCCATGTTTGAGGATGGCCCATACAGGCAGCTGTTTGGAGCCATCAAGCTGCAGCTGGACAGTGGCCACAATGTGGATGCAGTGATACTGGAGCGGATGCTGGGCGGTGATTTCCGGCCCTTGATCGTAAGCGCAGCGGAAACCGTGCCCACCATCAGCCATGTGCAGGACTATGAGGCACTTGTGATGGAGGACTACCGCAAGCGCCTGTTGGTGGAACTGGCCACCAGCGTGACCCTGAGCGCAGCGGACGCGGACAGCATCTGCCGGGACATGAGCGAAGCCCTGAAAGTGCAGGATTATCTGCGCCGGGAGAGCGTGGACGCGAACGTCAAAGATTTTTCTGAGGTCTGGGATGAAACCATGCAATGGCTGCAAAAACCGGACACCAGCGTCAAAATGGCATGGCGCGAACTGGACGAGTTGGGACTGTTTGAGGAAAAGATGGTTACTGTGCTGGCAGGCCGTCCCGGCCATGGCAAAACAGACCTCGCTCTGGCTCTGGCCCTGCGCCTGAGCAACTGCGTACAGACCTACTACCTGACCATGGAAGAGGATCGGCGCAAGCTGATGATGAGAACCATGTCCAAACTGACCCGCATAAACAGCACCCGCCTGAGAGATCGCAAGATCACCGAGGAGGAACGGGAAAGCCTGAACAATGCTTTTGCCCTTATCAAGGGCCACACCGGTATGATCTACGATGACGGCACCCGCATGACCGTGGACGATATCCGCGCCCGCGTCATGAAGTACCGGCCCCGGATCGTCTTTATCGACCATATTGGCCTGATTGCGGACACTCAGCCGGGCCGCAAGGAGTATGAGCGACTGGCAGACGTGACCCGTCAGCTGAAAGAGCTGGCCATGGAAACCGGCATCACCATCGTGGAACTGGTGCAGCTGAACCGCAGCACCGACCGGAACGGTGGAGCCAAAAAGGCAGCGCTGGGAGATCTGCGCGGCTCTGGCACCATTGAGCAGGACGCGGATGCCGTTGTGTTCATTGAGAGCGAGGTTACAGGAGAGCGCCGCCTGCAGGGGCCGAATGATTATTTTGAGGTCAGCCTGCGGGTGAGCAAAAACCGAGAGGGCGAAACAGGCCGGGTGCCCATGTGGTGGCAGCCTCAGTATCATGAGTGGCAGCCCGCGCCTGATCCGTCCGAAAATTACAACGAGGATGATTTTATACCCGCAGACCATGAGGATGGCCCGGCGGGGTGGTAAACAGGAGATAAACGAAAATGGATGATGTGAGATTGATCGATGCCAATGCAGCCATTGAGAATGCAGACAAGTGCTATAACGATTGGAACCTCGCTATGGCCGCCGCAGAAGGAACCCGCCAGATCAACATGGTTTACAAAAAGCAGGAGCTTTTCAAAGCCGTGAAGAAGGTTATTGAAAGTTGCCCGTCCATTGACCCGGACAGCCTGCAATTGCGGTGGCGTAAAACGGCAGAAGAGCCTCCCAAAGCGGAAGACGCAGATCCCCGGTCAGCAACAGTTCTGACTGTACAGACGGGAATTGGATTTGTAACCGCATGGGAATGGCACATTGTGGCTGACTTTCCAGAGGAATTTCCGGTCTGGATGCCCATGCCTAAACTGCCCTAACCGGTGCTATGGCAGAGCAGTGGGGAACTGAATAGAGGATAAAGGAGGATGCAGTCCGATGACCTATGAAGAAAAAAAGGAATGGCTACAACGTTACAAGGCAGCCCGGCAGCTGTTCGGCTTTCGTCTGCAGCAGTTGAAAACAGCAAAGACAGATGCCGGGCGCACAACTCAGAATATTTCTCCTATCCCCGGCGGGGTCGGTGACGGTCAAGCCCTGCCGAGGGCGGTTGAACGCATCCAAGAGGCAGAAGAATGCGTAACCGCTCAGGCTGCTATCTGTGACGAGACCTATGAGGAAGTCATGGCAGCACTGAACACGCTGGCCGACCTGTGTGATCGTGATATCCTATTCCGCAAATACATTGAATTCCAGAGCTGGAGCGAAATAATGCAGGGAACAAACTTGTCGAGGAGTGCCGTGTTAGCCCACCACCGGCAGGCAATCGAGAGCCTGCAAGTGAGAGGCCATGACTGATCAGGACTAAAGTAGACCAATCAGGACTGATCTGGACAAAAATGGACTAATCAGGACTTGAATGCACCTTAACCAGCTGATAATATTAAACTGCGAAAGCCGCAAGGAGCTGGACAACATCCAACACCCTGCGGCTTTTGCATTGCCCGGCTGCGACAGGGGAACACCTTACCGACCAACAGCCTGAATGTACCAGCCGGGCAATTCTTATTTTGCTATCCTGTGGCACCGTCAGGGTCTGCACCCCGGCGGGGTCATTGGATAAATATAGGTCATTGTAGCATCATCTTCAGTGCGTGGCAGCATACAGCCAAGCGGGTTCCTTACAATCCTGCCCAGTAAGCTGCTGTTGTGGGCAGCTGCGCACTGACCGCGAATCTCTCGCCGTTCGGATCTTCCGGGCGGCTTTTTTGATACCCCCGGGCCTGCAAAGCACCCATGGGCTTTGAAAACACTCCCTCCCCGAAGAAGTCCCCCTGCCTGCAAAGGCTCCTTCCCGATGGTGCACAGCAGGCCGTGACCAAGGAGCCGCATATGCCAAAGACTGTTACGCGCCCAGACCGTGACGGCACGCACCGTCTGGCCTTTGAGCGCAACAAAAAGAAGATCTATGCTACACAAACCGTGTGCGGCATCTGCGGCAAACCTGTGGATTTCAGCTGCAAGTTTCCGCATCCGCTTTCGCCGTGCATCGACCACATCATTCCCGTGGCCAAGGGCGGGCATCCCAGCGACCTTGCCAACCTTCAGCTGGCGCATTTCTGGTGCAACCGGCAGAAGAGCGACAAGTTGTTTTCGCCGGTAGAAAAGCAGGCCGAAGCGGATGCAGACGCGCCGCTGGCTCTGCCGCTGAGCACCGACTGGACAGCCTACCGCGGCCATTGAGCAAGGCAGCAGATATCAAACCTTCCTCACCACAACAGGGGGAATATCCCCCTCCCAGGGGGGTCTCTGACCTTCCCGTACCGTACTGTGAATATTTTCTCGCGAAAGGAGAAAGCACCGCCCTATGAGCGAACTGAAAGGCATGGCATACCTGCGCCGCCGCCTGCTGCAAAAGCGGGCGCGGGTGCAGACCCGCTACAAATATTATGAAATGAAGAACGCCGTGAAGGACTTCGGCATGGTGACACCGCCAGAGTTCCGCACCTTCACAGAGGTGCTGGGCTGGTGCGGCAAGGCCGTGGATTCGCTGGCGGACCGCTTGCTCTGGCGGGAGTTCCGGGACGATAATTTTGACCTGAACACCATTTATTGCATGAACAATGCGGATGTGCTGTTTGACAGCGCAGTGCTGTCGGCCCTCATTTCCAGCTGCTGCTTTGTGTATATCAGTCAGGCCGAAAATGGTTTTCCGCGCCTGCAGGTCATTGACGGCGGCAACGCCACCGGCGTGATGGATGAAGTGACAGGCCTGCTGAGGGAGGGCTATGCAGTTCTGGCGCGCGACCCCGACAGCGATCGGCCCACGCTGGAGGCCTACTTCACTGCGGGCAGTACATGGTACTACCCCAAGGGCCAGAAACCGTATCGGGTGACGAACTCCGCACCTGCCCCGCTGCTGGTGCCCATCGTATACCGCCCGGATGCAAAGCGTCCGTTTGGGCACAGTCGTATTTCCCGCGCCTGTATGGGCCTGCAGCAGGGCGCGCTGCGCACCCTCAAGCGCAGCGAGATCAGCGCCGAGTTCTACTCCTTCCCGCAAAAGTATGTGCTGGGCACATCCAATGAAGCCGAACAGCTGGACAAATGGAAGGCTACCATTTCCAGCCTTTTGGAGATCACCAAAGACGAGGATGGCGACAAGCCCGTTGTGGGCCAGTTCACCCAGCAGAGCATGAGCCCGTATACCGAACAGCTGCGCACCTTTGCAGCGCTGTTTGCAGGCGAGACCGGCCTGACGCTGGATGATCTGGGTTTTGTTACCGACAATCCCAGCAGCGCCGAGGCCATCAAGTCCAGCCACGAGGCCCTGCGTCTGGCAGCCCGCAAGGCGCAGCGCACCTTCGGCAGCGGCTTCCTGAATGTCGGGTATCTTGCGGCCTGCGTGCGGGACGATTTTGCCTACCAGCGCCAGCAGCTTTACCTGACCCGCCCTGTGTGGGAGCCGGTGTTTGAACCGGACGCCGCCACGCTGTCCGGCATCGGTGATGCCGTGGGCAAGATAAACGCCGTGATCCCCGGCTACTTCGGCAAAGAAAATCTGCGGGATCTGACCGGCATCCGCACCGAGAACTGAGGTGTCCATGGACGAAAAAGACATTGCCCCGGAACTGCTGGAACGCATCCGAGCTGACTTTCTGGCCTTGCTGGGCGACGCGCAGCAGGAAGCTGACACCTACACTGCCGCTGCAGCCTATGCCGAGCTGGTAGGTTCCGCACTGGCTGACGCTTTCCGCCGCAACCTGACTGCTGACATTCTGCCGGACGGAAGGCTGTACTGGAACATTGCCGATCGGGTGGTGCGCCCGCTGCTGGAGGAGGACTATGCCAGGATCGCAGACGCTGCTGCGGCTGCGCAGCAGGCTTTGAACCGGCAGGCCCGGATCGGCATTGCGCCGCAGCGTGCCGTGCTGGATGCCGACCGCGTGAACGGCCTGCTCAACAAGCTGGCAGAAGCGGAACGGTTTGAGGATGCGGCATGGGCACTGGCTGAGCCGGTGCGCACCTTTTCCCGCATGGCCGTGGACGATGTCCTGAAGGCAAATGTGGATTTTCAGGGCAGGGCCGGTCTGAGGCCGCGCGTCGTCCGCATTGCCGAAAGCGGCTGCTGTAAGTGGTGTAGCGCTCTGGCCGGGACATACGACTACCCCCATGTTCCGAAAGATGTTTACCGCCGCCACGAGCGCTGCCGCTGCCGGGTGGAATATGACCCCGGCGAGGGCCGACGGCAGAACGTGTGGAATAAAACGTGGACAGAGGAGCCGGAAGTCCTTCAGTCCCGTAAGGAGCTTGCAGAAACACCACTCCCTAACAAAGTCCATATTCCCGGCGATATTCCTATGCAGAGCGTTCTCCCGGAATATTTGCGGACGGCTTCACCGGGTGTTGGTTCTATCACATATGATACAGGCTATGACATGGTGCGCCATGCAGATGAAGTGAAAACAGCACAATGGCTGCACGACCATCTGGGCGGCAACATTGTACTGTTGAACGAAGTAAACAACTATAAGGCCATGACACCGGACTATATTTGGAATGGGAAGATGTGGGACTTAAAAACAGCTTCCACGGAAAAATCTGCGAACAGCGCTGTTCGGCATGGTCTGAAGCAGATTCAAGAAAATCCCGGCGGCATTATTTTGAACTATGGGCAAAATATAATTTCTGCTGATTTGCTGAAAGATGTTCTCCGAAAAAGGCTGACCGCCAGTGCAACTCAAGACGTAGATATTCTTGTTATCTGCAAAGATGAATTGCTCATGGTCCAGCGTTTTATTGCAAAAAAATAGAGGTGTCGAGCCCCCACCATATAGCGGAGGCGCACCTCTATTTATTTTATATCATATTTTCGATTTGTCGTCAACATCTTAGAAGGAGGAACCCAGCCCACCATGCCGCGGACGCGAAAACAGGCAGCTGATGTCAGGCTGGGCCGCCAGACGCCTACCGCCGCTGTCGTGCTGCCCTACACCGAAACGTGCGGACAAGAAGCAATTGACCTGTACAACACCACCGGGCGCACGGCCCAGCAGTGGCAGGAGCTTTTGCTCTACGATATCCTTGCCCGCAACGAGAATGATCTTTGGGTGCACACCAAATTCGGCTACGCAGTGCCCCGCCGCAACGGCAAGAACGAAATCGCCGCCATCCGGGAGCTGTACGGCCTGAAGCAGGGCGAAAGCATCCTGCACACCGCGCACCGCACCACCACCTCGCGCGCAGCATGGGAGCGCCTGTGCCATCTGCTGGATAAAGCAAAGATCCCGTACAAATCCATTCAGGCGGTGGGCCGTGAGCACATCCAGCTGGAAGATAGCGCGGGCCGCATCGAGTTCCGCACCCGCTCTTCCAAGGGCGGTTTGGGTGAAGGTTTCGATCTGCTGGTGATCGACGAAGCGCAGGAATACACTGACGATCAGGCCAGTGCCCTGAAATACGTGGTCACAGACAGCGAGAACCCGCAGACATTGTTTTGCGGCACGCCGCCTACGCCGGTCTCTTCCGGCACGGTATTCCTCAAAATGCGCAACGCTGCGCTGCGGGGTGATACCCAGAACACCGGCTGGGCTGAGTGGAGCGTGGAACAGCAGACCGACCCGCATGACGTGGAAGCATGGTACCGCACGAACCCAAGTCTCGGCACCATTTTTACCGAGCGCAGCGTTGCGGATGAGATCGGCGACGATCCCATTGACTTCAACATCCAGCGTCTGGGCCTGTGGCTGCGCTACAACCTCAAATCCGCCATCAGCCGCACCGAATGGGACGAGCTGAAGGTGGACGCTCTGCCAAAGCTCACCGGCAGGCTTTATGCCGGCATCAAGTTCAGCACCGACGGCACCAGCTGTGCGCTGGCCGTTGCCTGCCGGACCAAAGAAAACAAGATATTCGTGGAAGCCATCGACTGCCGCCCTACCCGGACAGGCAGCGGATGGCTCCTTGATTTTCTGTCCAAAGCCGACCTTGCCGCTGTGGCGGTGGACGGTGCCAGCGGGCAGCAGCTGCTGGCCGACGCCATGAAGGCTGCCCGTATCAAAGCACCGGTGCTGCCCACGGTCAAGCAGATCATCACCGCCAATGCCGCTTTTGAGCAGGCAGTGTTTGCAAGATCCCTGTGCCATGCCGGGCAGCCCGGCCTTACGCAGGCAGCATCCAACTGTGAAAAGCGGGCTATCGGCTCCAACGGCGGCTTTGGCTACCGCTCACTGACCGAGGGCGGACATATTGAACTGCTGGACAGCGTGATCCTGGCCCACTGGCAATGCGCCGAGGGCAAGGCAAAGCGTCGCCAGCGCACCAGCTATTAACAGGCCACACGGGCCTGTTTTTTGTTTGCCAGAACGAAAGGAGTTTTTCTATGGCAGAAGCATTTGAACCTATTACCACGCAGGAAGCATTTGACGCAGCCGTTGAACAGCGGCTTGCACCCTATGCCGACTACAACGAGATCAAGGCCCAGAACGAGAAATATGCCGGGCAGATCGTGGAACTGAACAGCCGCATCCAGACTTACGAGACGGAGGCCCTCAAGACCCGCATCGCCCATGAAGTGGGCATCCCGTTCGATCTGGCCCAGCGCCTGACCGGCTCCAACGAGGCCGACATCCGCAAGGACGCGCAGGCCCTGCTGAAACTGATCCAGCCCAAGAACCCGCCCGCACCTCTGCGCGGCGACCCTGACCCCAGCGGCGGCAGCAGGCGCGACGCCCTGCGCACCTTTACCAACCAGCTGATGAACAACGACTAAAGGAGAAAACATCATGGCAAATATTTTGAGCAAAGGATCCCTGTTCCCGGAAGAGCTGATCCCCGGCTTCATCCAGAAAACCACTGGCGCATCCGCACTGGCAAAGCTGTGCGGCGCAACGCCTATTCCTTTCAACGGCCAGAAAGAGTTTACCTTCACTCTGGACAAAGAGGTGGACATCGTGGCCGAAAACGGTGCCAAGGGCACGGGCGGCCTGACCGTGGAGCCGATCACCATCGTGCCTCTGAAGATCGAATACGGCGCCCGCGTGTCCGACGAGTTCCTGTATGCATCCGAGGATGCCCAGATGGACGTGCTCAGTGCCTTTGCGGACGGCTTTGCAAAGAAGGTGGCCAAGGGTCTGGACCTGATGGCCTTCCACGGCATCAACCCGCGCACCGGCACGGCGTCCGGCGTGATCGGCACCAACCACTTTGACAGCAAGGTCACGCAGGCTGTGACCATTGTCACCGGCGATAAGCCCGACGCCAACGTGGAAGCCGCCATTGCTCTGGTGCAGGGCGCAGAGCGCGACGTGACCGGCATGGTGCTGTCTCCCAGTTTCAAGAGCGCACTGGCTGCACAGACTACCACCGACGGCGCAAAGCTGTATCCGCAGCTGGCGTGGGGTGCAAAGCCCGGCGAGGTGAACGGCCTGCATGTCGAATCCACTTCCAACCTGTCCGCTGGTTCCAGTCTGGACCGCGCTCTGGTGGGTGACTTTGAGAACTGCTTCAAGTGGGGCTATGCAAAGGAGATCCCCATCGAGGTGATCCAGTACGGCAACCCGGACAACGACACCGAGCTGGGCGACCTGAAGGGCCACAATCAGGTGTACCTGCGCGGTGAAGCATACATCGGCTGGGGCATTCTGGACCCCACCGCCTTTGCCCACATCAAGGCCGCAAAGTAAGGAGGGCATTTCCATGTTGTACCGCAACAAACGCACCGGCGCAGTGATCGAGACGGAATGCGCCGTTTCCGGCGGGGACTGGGAACCGGCCAAGAGGCTCGAACCCGTTAAAACCGAAAAGCCCGCTGCCGTGCCCAAAAAGAAAACGGTGGCCGGAAAATGACCTACGCAGCACTTGAGGATATGACCACGCTGTGGCGGCCCATGACCTCTGCCGAGCAGGTCAGGGCTTCCTCCTTGCTGGAGGTGGTCTCAGCCAGTCTGAACATGGAAGCCCAAAAGGTGGGCAAAGACCTGCCCGCGCTGGTGGCGGCTGACCCGGATCTTGCCATGGTGGCCAAGAGCGTCACAGTGGATGTGGTGGCCCGCACCCTTATGACCAGCACGAACCAGGAGCCCCTGACCCAGTTCACCCAAGCTGCAGGGGGCTACTCCGCTTCGGGTTCCTTTCTGGTGCCCGGCGGCGGTCTGTTCATCAAAAAATCGGAACTGGCTCGGCTGGGCCTGCGCCGCCAGCGGATAGGAGTGATCGAGCCTTATGCCGTGGATTAAGGGCATCCCCGTCACGCTTTACGAAAAGACCCAGACCGATGAAGACGCTTTTCACGATCCGGTTTACACCGAAATGCCGGTCACGGTGGAAAATGTGCTGGTAACACCGGCAGATGCTGCTGCCATAGCGGACGAAGTGCAGCTGAACGGTCACCATCTGACCTACGAGTTGTGCATCCCGAAGGGGGACGCGCACAGCTGGGACAACGTTACGGTGGAGTTCTTCGGCCAGAAATGGCACACCTATGGCGGTGTGCAGCAGTACATCGAAGAGCTTGTGCCGCTGGACTGGAACAAAAAGGTGAAGGTGGAGCGCTATGGGTAAGGTCCGCATCGAGCTGAACAGTCCCGGCATCCGGGCGCTGCTGCGTTCCCCTGAGATGCAGGCTGTGCTCAAGGACCGCGCCGACACTGTGAAGGACCGCTGCGGCGATGGTTACGAATCCTACGTGGCCCCCACCCGCGCCGTGGCTGTTGTGGAGACCGCTTCCCGCAAGGCCTATGACGACAACTCGGCCAACAACACCCTGTTGAAAGCCGTCTCCGGCAGCCGCAGCGGCGCAACAGTGCATGAACACAAGCGCCGCCTGAAAAATGGGCGTGTCATCACAGTGAGGAGCTACCAGAGAAAGAAATGATCGAAGAAGTCATCTTGAACTACCTGCGGGAAAATGCCTTTTCCTGCTACATGTCCATGCCGGAGAAGCCCTCCGGCAATTTTTGTATCCTCGAAAAGACCGGTGACAGCCCGGACGAAGGCATTTACACGGCCACGCTGGCGGTGCAGTCCTACGGCAGCAGCGATTTTTCTGCCGCCCAGCTGAGCCATTCTGTGGTGCAGGCCATGCTGGACGCCGACACTCTGCCTGAAATCGTCTCCTGCGACCTTGCCACTGAGTACAATTTCCCGGATACCACCCGCAAACGGCCAAGATATCAGGCCGTCTTTTCTATTACACATTACTGACGAAAGGAAGTATCTCTATGGATGCAAAAAATGTAAGCGCCGCAAAGCCCAAGGTGGGCGGTGCCGTCTGGCGCGCACCTCTGGGCACCCCGCTGCCCACGGATGCAAAGTCCACACTGAACGAAGCCTTTGAATCGCTGGGCTACATTTCCAGTGACGGCCTGACCAACTCGAACTCTCCCAGCAGCGAGAACACCACGGCATGGGGCGGTGATACCGTGCTGACCCAGCAGACCGAAAAGCCGGACACCTTCGCCTACACCCTGCTGGAAGCCCTGAACCCGGCGGTGCTCAAGTCCGTCTACGGCGATAAGAACGTTGCCGGCACGCTGGAGACCGGCATCACGGTCAAGGCCAACAGCGACGAACAGCAGGACTGCAGCTGGGTCGTGGACATGGTGATGAAGAACAACGTGCTCAAGCGCATCGTGATCCCGGATGCGGCAGTGTCTGCCGTGGGCGATATCGTCTATTCCAACGGTGCGGTGGGCTACAACACCACCATCACCGCGGTGCCGGACACCAAGGGCAACACCCACTACGAGTACATTCTGGGCGGCACTGCCGCCACCCAGTCTGCCGCCGAGAGCACCGCAGACAATAAGGAGGTAAAGGCATGATTGCAAAAACGGAATCCGGTTTTGAGATCGAGCTGGACGATGAAGCCATGAACGACGTGGAGCTGGTGGAGGCCATTGTGGAAATGGACACGGACGGCACCAAGCTGTTCTATGTGGCGGACCGCCTGCTTGGCAAGGAAGGCAAGAAGAAGCTCTACGACCACCTGCGTGACGCCAAGGGCCGCGTGCCGGTGGTTGCCTTTGGTGCAGCGATCGGTGAGCTGATCCGCAGCTTTTCCGCAGGAAAAAACTCTGCATCCTCTCCGAACTGATCGCATCGGACGAGGACGCACTGATCTGCGATTTTGCCCAGTATTACCACGTTCTGGACTGGCGCAGCCTGCCGCCGCGTCTGGCGGCCACCCTTGCTGCAGGTCTGCCGGAGAGCAGCCGCAGTATGCTGCGGCTGGCCGGGCAGCGGGTGCCTATAGAAGATCAGCTGCAGGCGTCTGCTGCCGACACGCTGAACCGCATCGAGTGGTGGCTGCTGGGCAAGCCCGGCAGGCCGCCCAAGTCCATTCTGGAAGCTCTGACCGGCACAGGCTCCGGCAGCGACACGGAGGATGTGCAGAGCTTTGCCAGCCCGGAAGAATTTGAAGCGGCCATTGCTGCGCTGAAAGGAGGTTGATGGAGATGCCGGATAAAATCGAGATGGCGAAAGCCTATGTGCAGATCGTGCCGTCAGCGGATGGCATCCGGGCCGCACTGACTGACGTTTTTGACGAAGAAACGGACGGCTTAGGCGCAAAGGTTGGCCAGAGCATTGGTGCCCAGCTGGTCGGCACTATCAAAAAAGTGCTTGCCGCCGCTGGCATCGGCAAAATCATAAAGGATTCCATCGACATGGGCGGTGCCCTGCAGCAGAGCATCGGCGGCATTGAGACGCTGTTCAAGGACAGTGCCGATACCGTCAAGCAGTATGCCGCACAGGCGTACCAGACAGTGGGTCTTTCGGCCAACGACTACATGGAGCAGACCACCAGCTTTGCGGCCAGCCTGCTTTCCAGCGTGAGCAAGGATACCAATGCCGCCGCCCAGCTTGCCAACATGGCCATGGTGGATATGGCCGACAACGCCAACAAGATGGGCACGGATATGCAGGATATCCAGAATGCCTATCAGGGCTTTGCCAAGCAGAACTATACCATGCTGGACAACCTCAAGCTGGGCTATGGTGGCACGCAGGCCGAGATGCAGCGCCTGCTGAATGATGCTTCCAAGCTGTCCGGCGTCAAGTACGATCTCGGCAATCTGGCCGACATGTACAGCGCCATCCATGTGATCCAGCAGGAGATGGACATTACCGGCACAACGGCGAGAGAAGCCGCAATGACCCTGACCGGCAGCTTTGCGGCCATGAAGGCAGCGGCGCAGAACGTGTTGGGCAATTGGAGCACCGGCGCAGACCTGACGGCACCCCTGCAGGCGCTGACCGATACGGCGCAGACCTACCTCGTGGGCAACCTGCTGCCCATGATCGGCAATGTGTTGCAGGGCATCCCGCAGGTCATTTACGGCCTTGTGCCCGAAGTGGTGCAGACCGGCACCGAGCTTCTCGGCTCTCTGGCGCAGGGCTTCACGCAAGGCATCCCGGATTTTCTGGCGAATGCTCTGCCGCAGCTGCTTTCCTTTACAGAAAACCTGCGGGAAAATGCCGGGGAGTTCGTGAACGCCGGTCTGGACATGATCACCCAGCTGGCCAACGGCCTGATCGCGGGCCTTCCAGACCTCATCGCCTATGTGCCGGATATCATCATCAATATCTGCGGCATCATCAACGACAATATGCCGAAGCTCCTTGCAGAGGGCGTCTCACTGGTGGTGCAGCTGGGCGTGGGTATCGTAAAGGCTGTGCCCGACCTACTGGCCAACTGGAAGAAGATCCTGCAGGCGGTGCTTTCGGTCATTTCTGCAGTGAATTGGCTGAACATCGGCAAGAACATCCTCACCGGCGTGGCCAACGGCGTCAAGAGCATGGGCTCTTCCATGCTGACCGCATTCAAGGGCGGTTTTTCCAGCGCCCTGGCATGGATCAAGAGCCTGCCCTCGCAGGCGGTGCAGTGGGGCAAGAATCTGATCCAGAGCTTCATCAACGGTCTGACCGGCAAGGGCAAAGTGGCGGGTATCGCTACTGCAGCCACTGCCGGCTTTACCATCGCCGATATTGCAAGCCGTGACGAGCTGGCCGACTGGACCTCTGCCAACACCAGCCTTGCCGACAGCGCCCAGACCGTGGCGGATATCGCTATCCCAGCCTATACCAAGTCCGGCAATGCGGCAGCCGCCGCAGGGAAAGCAGCGGGCACAGCCGCAAAGGCCGCCGCATCGGTGGTCAACTCTTACTCTGACACGGTGACCGAGGTGCTGGGCAAAGTCACCCGCACCACCCAGACCGTGAACGAGGAGCTTTCCAACGGAAAGAAGCAGCAGACCCAGACCATCACCGAGACCAGCCGTCAGCTGGTGAACGGTGTGCTGAAGGATATCAAGACCGTTACCAGCATTGCTGCCGATGGCAAAAAGACCGTGCAGCAGACCATGGAGACGGTGCGGGAGATGACCAATTCGGTCACATCGACCTTTGACACCGTGGTAAACGGCATTGCTACCAGCACCAAAACCATCAAGGAAACACTGACCGACGGCACCGAGACCACCAAAAAGGTGATCACCGAGACCTTCAATGAGGTGGTGAACGGTGCCCTTGTGGTGGTTGAGCGGGTCAAGAACATTGCCGCCGACGGCACCGAACAGGTGGCCGAGACCATCAAGAAGGCCAGTGCCGACAGTTTTTCTGGCCTTGTAAAGGGCTGGCAGGGCGAGGCCGACAAGGGCGTTCTGGGCACCTTCGGCACGTTGTACAAAGCCGTGAAGAGTCAGGACTGGCTCAGCGTCGGGCAGTGGGTCATTTCCACCCTGTACAACGGTCTTGCACCGGAGACCAAGCTGCTGATCGACGACTTCGGCAAGAATCTGATCCAGCAGGTCAACGGTTTTCTGGGCGAGGGCATCAGCCAGCTGGCCAATGGCGCGTGGGACCTCGGCACCCAGATCTTCGACGGCCTGACCGGCGGCTTTGGAGATGTGGTCAGCCAGTTCTCCGGCCTGGGCAGCACACTGCTGGACATTTTCGGCGGTCTGCAGGGGCCGCTGAGCGCGGCGGCTCTCGCCATCAGCAAGGGCCTGCAGGGCGGGCTGATCTCTGCATTCCCGGAGATCCTTGCTGCGCTGGGCGGCCTGATCGGTGCCATTGGCGGTGCGTTTGTGGCAATGCTGCAATCCATCGGCATGGCGCTGCTGCCGACCGGGTTCGGGACCCCGAAGGGCCTGCTGATGATCGCAGCGGGCGTTGCGCTGGTGGCCGCGATCGCGGCCATCGTTGCATCGCTCGGCGGTGCCTTCAAGAAAAAGAGCACACCCGGCACGGGCAGCTCTTCCAGCAGCGCCGCAGGCAGCACCGTCACCGAGGCTTCCAGCAGCCTGTGGGACTACGAGAAGAAAGCTCCGCTGCCCCAGCGCACCCAGCGGCCCAATATCGAAGTGAACCAGTACATCTACAGCAAGGCGCAGACGGCGGCGGACCTGATGCGCGAAGCACAGTATGAGCAGGAAAGGGCGGTGCTGCAGGGTGTTTGACGCTGTTTTTACCTCCAGCACCGGACAGAGCTTTGCCTTTGGCTACAAGGCCAGCGTGCTGTGGAGCTGTGACCCGCTGGGCGACCTGCCCGTGGATCTGGAAACCAGTCAGGGTTATCAGCAGGTGGGTGCTCCTGTGGAGAGCCGCAGCATTTCCGGCGTCACCCGCACCATCACCGGGCGTATCCTGCGCAATGCCGATTACTGCAAGCGTCAGCTGCGGGACGTGTTTGCGCCGGGCGTGACCGGGCGTTTCACCGTGGCCGGGAAATACTGGTGTGACGCCGAGGTGCAGCGCTGTCCGGCCATCAGCGCGGCGCTGCTCTGGCCCACCTTCAGCTTTCAGCTGTACTGCCCCAACCCCTATTGGCACAGCGTAGAGGAAACGCTGGCCGCGACCATCAGGGTGACACCTGTGTTCCGCCTGCCGGTGTGCTACGACGCGCACCAGTTCGGCATCCGGGAGCAGGCCGATTATATCCGCATCGTCAACAGCGGTCTGGATACCCAGAACTTTCGGCTTTCACTGTCGGCCAGAGGGCCCGTGGTCAACCCCGGCGTCCTTAACCCGGAAACGGGCGAATACCTGCGCTTTGTTACGACCCTGCAGGACGGCGACGAGCTGCAGGTCTACCGCGAAAACGACCTGCTGCGGGTCCAGCAGCTCATTGACGGCAAAGCCTACGACGTGCTCTCCATCCTTGACGGAAGCAGTACCCTTTGGACAGTGTATCACGGTGCGCAGGCATGGCAGCGCACCGCAAAATCCGGCGACGGCTGGCTTTTCCTGACGCTGACCATGCACGCAGCGTATTCCACCATCATCACGGAGGGTTCCAATGGCTGAGATCATTTCTGCACTGACAGCATCCGGGCACAAGAGTATCTGCGTCTATGATATCCGACTCAATCTGCTGGGCCGCATTGAAAGCTGGGTCTCGCTGGTCTGGCCGGAACGCTACAACGTCTATAGCGACACCCAGGGTGCACAGCTGGAGCTGCACGACACGACCGCTTTGCAGGCGCTGTGCCGCCCTGACCGGTATCTTTGGCTGGTGGGCAGCGACCGGCTCATGCGCATCGTGTCGGCCCAGAAATCCAACCACAAGCTGGTGATCGCTGCAAAAGACGCCGCCTGCATTCTGGATGAACGCGGTCACACGGACACCCTGAGCAATTTTGCCGCAGAGGAAACGTTGCGAAGTCTGGTATCCAGTGCTGCTGCGTGGCCCTGCCTTGAACTGGGCGATGCTGCAGGACTGACGGACACCTACAGCGGCGAGGTCAAGCCCGGCAGCCTGCTGAAGCTGGCCGAACAGGTGTGTCAGGAGCTGGACATCGGCTTCCGGGTGCGGTTCGATCAGCCGGAAGCGAAACTGCTGTTCGAGCTGTTCCGGCCAAAACTTGACCCGAACGCCCGGTATGCGCCGCAGTACGGCAACCTGACCGACCTGACCTATACCGAGAGCATCACGGACTATAAAAACGTGTGCGTGGTCGTTGGCGCGGAAGGCACCGCCACCGTGGGTGCAGCGGAGAACACCGGCTCTGCCCGGCGGGAGCTGATCGTGGATGCTACCAGCAAAAAGAAGGAAAGCGGCCAGTCTCAGGCGGACTATCTTGCCGCCCTGCGCGCACAGGGCGAGCAGGAGCTTGCCAAACATACCCGGCTGGAAAACTTCCGCTTCACCCCCACCGGCAGCATCACGGTGGGCATGGTGGTGGAGGCCAGCCTGCCCGGAACGGACATTCAGGCCGCTGCCCGCATTACCTCTGTGACCCTGAGCTCCCAAAAGGGTGAAAACTCGGTCAGCACAGAGATCGGCACCCCGATCATCAGGAGGAAACAATGAGCATTATCACATATCCGCTGAACGGCGTGGTTTACAGCGCCGAGGACGTGGCCACCTACCTGTGCACCCGCACATCCGGCGTCTACTCCAAAGAGACCAACTTTGCTGTCAGTACCACCGGTACCCGGCAGATCACCGTTGCGCCCGGCCTTGCATGGATCAATTACGACGACTTTAAAGGCGTATCCGTGTGCAGTCGGGAAGAGAACGTCTTGACCGTCCCCGAAGCAGACAACACCCTCAACCGCGTGGATCGCGTCGTGTTGCAGTTTGACACCTCGGAGAATATCACGGCGATCAAGCTCAAGACCGGCACGCCTGCCGTGGCCGCACAGCCGCCCGATATCCTGCAGAACCATAATCAGTACGAGCTGGGCCTGTGCACCATTTCGGTGCCCGCAGGCTCCACCGCTGTCACCGCCGCCGACATCACCGACACCCGCGCGGACGAAGCCATCTGCGGCGTCATGCGGGACGGCGTGACGGGGATCCCCACCGGTACTTTGGTGCAGCAGTGGCAGGCCGTGATCGAATCCATGAGGGGTGGCAGCTTTTATACCCGTGCCGAGGTGGACGCACTGCTGAAAAGCGTGGATCCTTTTCCAGTGGGCAGCATCTACCAGAGCACCGACCCCACCAGCCCCGCCGCACTGTTCGGCGGCAGCTGGGAAGAGATTGCTTCCGAGCGGGTGCTGATGGGTGCATCCAGCACCCACGCAGCAGGCACCACGGTGAAAGCCGGTCTGCCGAACCTCAAGGGTTCATCCTCTGGTGTGGCGAGCACAGCATACCCAAATGTATCTAGCAGTGGCGCTCTTTCTATAAGCACAAACAATGGCGGTTTGGCTGGTTACGAAGGCGGTTCATACGGCAGTAATTGCACCGTATCTTTTGATGCGTCCAAGTCAAACGCTATCTACGGACGCAGCACCACCGTGCAGCCCGCCGCCTACTATGTGCACATCTGGCACCGCGTGGCCTGAGAAAGGAGGTTTTGAGCGATGATCCCTGTGACATTTGACACTGTGGCAACATTGCAGTTTGGCAGTGAGGGTCACCCAACCAGTCTGCACTTTGCTATCCCGGAAGAGTGGAAAACCTGCAAAATCAGACTCCACCTGCGGCGCAGCGACGGTAGCTTTGTGCCCCCGATGCAGCTGGACGAAAATGGGTGCGTAAAAGTAGACCGCAGTGACTCCGGCAAGACCGGCGGACAGTGGATGCTGTCGGCTGAAAGTCCTGACGGAAAAGTATCTTACTCGCGAATCGGCAAATATGTGACCCCCATGGAGGTGACACAATGAAGATCATTGACGAGACCGGCGCGGTCGTGGAAAACCCGGATCTGGCCCTGGGCTACCTGACAGCTGACACCGAAGAGATCATCCACCCCGCCGTAGAGGGCGTGGAGGAGCAGTGGCACTGGGAGACCGTGACCGAGTATCCGAACGGCGGCAGGGATGTACAGAAGATCATTGACCGACCCGGCGTTCAGGCGCAGGAGGAATGGGTGGAACAGGTGCCGGTGCAGAGATACATCCGCTACACCGCCGAAGAGCTGGCCGCGCAGGAAGAAGAGCGCAAAAAGGCCGAAGCCCGGGAGAAGCTGCCGGAGCGCGTGGACGCGCTGGAAACCGCAAACGACGATATTATTTTGATGATGGCTGATTTGATTGGAGGCTGATTTTTATGAAAACCCTGAACGCACTCAAACTTCGCATTATGACCCGCGCTTTCAAAATCCGCATTGCCGCCGGTGAAGTCTTTGAAGACATCGCCGCCGACTACCTGTCCCTGACCACGGACGATCTGGAAGCCATCAAGGCAGAGCTGGAGAAGTAAAGGAGTAAGCG